CTCAGACAGCTCTTCCATCATGGCAGCAAGCCTAAAGTTCTCCTCATCAGGCGGCAAGTGGCGGCTTGGCCCGTCATAGGCAATACCAAAATGCTGATGCTGTAGTTTGATTAGATTATCGATCATTTTGGCTGCTCCAGAATAAAGGTCTCGAAGTACGCAGGGCAAATCCTAGACCATTGCGCATGCACGTTAAGTAAGTCTTGCTGAGAGTAGATAATAGGTTGCCCATGGATATTGAGCGAAGTGTTAATAACAGCCCGCACATCATGCTTTTTGAGCAAGACTTTAAGCAGGCGGTACATAAAATCAGTATCCTCAGTAATGATTTGTGGCCTACCACTATAAGAGCCGTCTATATCGCGGTGCATGGCGCCGCCAAACTCATTGACATTGACCTGCGGTAAAAAGTTATGTGCTGTGATCATAAACTTATCGCTGGCGACGGTCCTGTCAAGATCCGTCTTAGAAAATAAATAAGGGGTGACCTCTTTAAGCATTGCAGGCGCCATAGGCATGACGGTAGTGCGGCCATTGGCGGCATTAATTGCCTCGACGAGATCACGTCGGCATAGTGCTAAGGTAGACGTATTGCACAAAGAGCGTGGACCAAATTCCATGTTGCCGTGAAATACATTGACGATCACGCCGCCCGCGATAAGATCAGCAATGCTTTCGATATTTTCATCCGTGGTCGGCAAAGTCTTTAAGGTGCATGTCTCACCTGTAGGGCGTACACCCCAAAATAGATGATTAAATTCGCGACCAATGATTCTGCCGTGCGCATACGCAAGCCCTAGGCCTGCACCTTGATCACCAGCCAAAGGCATGGCACAGAATTTAATATCGGGATAAGCCTTACGCAGTCGGTCATTGAGCCGCACGTTATAGAACACACCGCCCGCGACGAGTAATGTTTTAAATTTAAAAGTAGATAAATAGCGCAGGATTACATCTTCTAATACTTTCTGGACTACATAGCCAACGCGTGCACGAGACATAAACTGATCATCATCGATGACCGATGTAAAAAACGCCATGCAATCTTCTCTAACGTTCTTAAGCTTAGTGTAGTCAATCAGGTCGGTGTGTTTAACCTCAGGCGGGTTTCTAAATAGAAAAGGATTCATCCAGCCGACTAGATAGATAGATGTGATTTTGGTCGCCAGCGCGTCGCAGCGGGCGATTTGATCAGGCTTAATGTGCGTGCGATAGCCAAGGAATTTATACACATCGTTCATGCCGTCCATCCCAACCGCTTCGGCCGCGTATTGGTAAAGCAAACCTAAAGAACGTTCATAGCCAAAGATGGTTTCTTTTTTAACAGGAAAGCCATAGGCATCGAGTTCATAGAGTGACGCAATTTCACTGTTATTGCCAAAGCCGTCGACGACTAAGACCATTTCAGGCATAGTTGCTAAGTTGACAACTTTATCATGATGTGCATAGAACGCGGCGACCGATTCTGCGTGGGCATTATGGTGACTTTGCGTGTCAATACTGGTAGTTACTAAGTACGCGTTAGGAAATAGCTCTCTTAACTGCGAAGCGCTATAATATTTATTCTCTGTTGTATATGGGTCAAAGTTATCAAACCAATGAGAGATGTAAATATCTTTGACATCGATAGCAGTATCGGGGCCGAGTACTTCCAAAATTCTAGTAATACTTAAGATCGGAAAAGCAGAGTCGCTTTTTTTCTTTGACAAGCGTTCTTCTTCATAACCTACAGGATCGCGACCGTCTTCTGATAGCATAACTGCGCTGCTATTATGGCCTAATGACAAACATAAATACATGATGTAATCTCCAAGTTTAGGCAAAAAAATACGGTGCAGTCTCCCGCACCGTATTAACGCTAGATTAGTCTAATAGTTCAGCGTTCGGTGCGACGGCGGCAAAGTCATCTGAAGCGGATGACTTACCACTAAATGCTTCACCGTCTTTGGTCTTCATCACGTTATCGAGTGCAATAGATACACCTTTGCCGCCCGTTGGGTGTTCCCATGCAAAGCAGCGAACCGATGCGCGGTAATACGCACCGGAATACAGCTCTTCAGGGTCCATAATTGGTGACAGATTAGCATCGACTGCGCCGGGGCGGTTGACTGAAGTGGCCTGAATAGTGTTGCAATTTGCAAACTCTTCGCGTTCCATAAGATCACCGTCTTTAATAGGTGATTTCATCTTAGGTGGAATCTTGCCCCACTTTTCTTGAGCCGTCGATTCAACCAATTTCTTTAAAGTGGTCCAGAATGGATCATCTTTTGGCAGAGGAATGGTGATCTGATACTTAGGCTTAGAGTTGTCGACTCCGGGGATAGAACGGGGTTCTACCAAAGAGACAAAAGAGCCGCGAAATTCAGGAGTAATAAGTTTTGACATTTTGGATCCTTTAAAACGTTAAGTAAGAAGTTAGATTATACACAAAAAATTTTAATGCTTTACTTAAAATCACTTTTTGCAGAATCTTTTTTCACAATAGGCTGTTTTGATTCTGTGAAAGTGATGAACCCTTTAAGTCTGTCCTGCACACTAGGATTTAGAACAAGCTTATCGGTCTGAGCCGGTGTGATCAGGACTTCTTTGATAAAGGTAGATGTTAACCCGTGACCGTGAACAAAGTCAATCACTTCATCTTCATCTGCCCATGCGCGGCGCTTAGCTGCCTTGCCTAGAGCAAATCCTTCTACAGGCTCATCTGCGACTAATTTCTCATACGCAACCTCCTCTACAGAACTAATGAAGCCTTTTAAAATTGGTAGCTTCTCTAACCAATAACTTAGATCATCAGGTATTTTGCCTTTAAAATCAACCTGAGCTGCTTGATTTGCAATGGCCAAGTGTTCAGGACATACAAACTTAGCAGGACACCACTGACAGCCTTTAGACGTGATCACAAAAAGATCTTTTTGTTCATCGATGCGCTTCTTTGCGTCTAAAAGTTCTTGCTTAAACGCCATGAGTTCATCGACCGTGATGGTCCATGTACTAATGTTATCGAGCGGTGGCTGAATAATCACCATCGTGATCTCTTTAAAGTCATAGATCCAGTCATACTTAAAGTACGCGCCCAGAGCATAGATAAGAAGCTGTTTATTGTCCATGGCTTCGATGCGAAAGCCAACGCCTGATTTTAGGTCAGCAACGGTTAGCTTCTCTGGCCTACAGATCACTGTGTCAGCAGTCCCCCAGCAGTCGGCGATGAGTTCATCGATCGTTACTTTTTGCTCATAGAATTTATCGCCTGACGCCGCGTTGACATAGTCGACGTATATCTGGGCAATGTCGACCATTTCCTGCGTTACTTTAATGCCTTCTAACTTTGTGCCAAGGAATCCTGCACAGGGCACTTTACCTTTTAGGGCTTTTTCCGATAACGTATGGATAGCAGTCCCGCGGTTTGCAGCATCACCTCCTTTAGATTTAATACCTCGTGTGTCTATAAGATGCACAGACCCGGGACATATCATCCAGCGGTCGGCGGCAGAAGGGGAAAGCTTGGCGTGAGCTGCCATATTAGGCCTCTAAAAGTTGTACAAATGCAGAATACTGGTCTTTGGTCAAAGATGATAGTTTATCAGCTTTTAGCTCTGCAAGAGCAGCTTTGACCGCGTCCATGTTACCGTCTTTATCGATGCGCGTCTTTGCCAAAATACGCAGGTCATCAAGGGTGAGGGGTTTAGGTTCTGCTTGTACTTCTACTTTTACTTCTACTTTGGCCTTTGGCTTAGGGGCAGGAGTAGCTGTAGGTTCGCTACCTACTTCAGCGAGTTCATGCGCAATGCGTTCCAAGTGTACAGCAATTTCTAATAAACGTGAACGATCCATGTCTTTTTCCTTTACTAATTGGTTGATGATATCCGTCTTATCTAAGATAGAGTGTAACTGCATAGAATCGATTGACTTGCTAATGGTTAGCACATCAACCTGTACATGCTCTTTTTGGCCGATACGATGGCACCGGTCCGAGGCCTGATGCAGGTCGGCAGGTGTCCAAGTCGTCTCGACAAATACTACATAACTCGCAGCCGTGAGTGTGATGCCTACGCCTGCCGCCTTGATGTTACCGATAAATACTCGGGCCTTTTTATTTTGGAAGTCATCGACCGCGTCTTGCCGTGCTTGCTTAGGTGTAGAACCCGTGATGACCACCACGCCATAGTCTTTAAGGGACTCGGCCAAGGTGGTGATGATTTCGGTATGCCAAGCAAAGATCACGACGTTCTGTTCGTGCTCTAAAACATTCTTAATATGTTCTACAGCCAAAGGCAATTTGCGCTGAGCGTTCAGCTTCTGGATGTCCGCAATGGCTTGGAATGGAATCTCATAGGCAGGGCGGTCAATGTCACTGCGTAATAACTTCTTCTCCTGCGCGCTAATGGGCAAATCGAGCTCTACAATCCGGTAAGTCTTTGCTGGTAATTCTGGCAAAGCGGTCTCTTTAGTGACGCGTAGCATAGAGTCAGAGAGTTTGTCATATAATTCCTCAAGACGCGAAGCCCCAGAGACATCAAAAGATCCCCACGGGGTCGTCCATCCGGCACAGTAACGCCTGCCAAAATTGATGTAGTCTAGTTTAGTGCCGCCGATAGCCTTTAGAAGTGCAAATAATTCTATAGGCCGGTTCACTACGGGAGTCCCTGATAGTAGGCGTACTCTTGGGATCGACCTGATAAGCTTTACGCAAGCTTTGGTTCGCTTGGCCGTAGCAGACTTTGCATAATGGCACTCATCGATCACAAGCGTTTGGTACGTTGTGGGTAGAATGAATTTATGCAAAATGTCATAGTTAATGATAGTCAGGTCAGCGCTGGGATCGATGACCTTGGTAGATCCATCAATGATCTGGAAAGTGCTCCCAGGGCGCCACATCTGCAGCTCGCGGGACCAATTGATTTTTAGGGTTGTTGGGCACACCACCAACGCAGGAAACTGCATGTCTGTACAGGCGACCGCAGTCTTTCCCAACCCTTGATCAAGGGCTAGAAAAGCTTTTGGGCGAGCCGCCAACCATGTGACCGCGTCGCGTTGGTAGGTGTAAAGATTCACTCTGGCTCTTTAAATGCCAAAACAGGGGCTAATTCTTCGAGCAAATTTATCAAAGTCCGCACAGTCGGCAAATTATTGTTACCAAGTTCTCTGAATATGATATCGTTAATCGCATTCATAACTGCAGTATTTGCTTGATTGTGTGCAAGGCGTTCTAGGTGTGTCATGATGTATCCTTGGCTTAACGACTAGTTGTTTTGATGGCAAAGACGGCAGTCGTCTTCGTGAAGTGTTTAAGAATCGTGGGGTCAACGTCAAGGTGGACATAGACTGACTTATGGTCAATCGTGTCGCGATTGCATTCTGTATAGGTAGACTTAAAGAATGAACCTTCAAAGACTTTAGGGCCGCCTGCAGTTGCCACGTCTTTCATGCTGTCTTTAATTGCGTCGGCCTGTTTGGTCAGGTCAGCGATCTGGGCAAGTAACATACCGAGTTGGTCCGCTGGATTTTGAATGCTGTTCATGATATTTCCTTTTCGACATTTTGTTTAAGGTGTATAAGACCGCCGTAGCGGTTTCGGCCAATCAGGCCTCGTCAGTTATACTTTACTCGTACTGTGCAATTTCTTCAAGGGAGGTTACAGCTGCCTCAAGATTATTAATGGCGTCTTCTAAGCTAGACAACTCTTCTTGCCACTTCTCACCTTTCTCTGATTCCTGCCATTTCTCAGAAGCACTATCAAAAGTTTCTTGTAGATCTTCTTGCTTAAGTTGTAAGTGCTCAAGAATTGAGCGAAGTTGTTCGGCTTGCTTGGTAACGAATTTGATGTTGGCTTGGTTCATGATATTTCCTTTTCGACATTTAGTTGGTGAGATTTAATTATACAGCTAAAATTTTATTTGTATGACGCTTTTGTATAAATTTTTTATTAGGGGCTTTTTAGGCCCCTTATCCGTATGACTATGCAAAGACTTCGTTGGATTCTAAGACACGTTCCAAGCGGCTTTGATTAAAAAGTAGGCCAGTTGCTGCCGTCTCCGGCTTATACGTTTTGTGCGTGATGTAGTCAGTCAGTGTGTTATACAGGGCATAAGCATTGCTGCCTAATTCGTCTGCGTAACTATCCCATTTGCTAATGACGCTTTGGATCATTTTAGTAGACATCGCTTTTTCGTCCGTATGATCGACGTTAAAGAACTCGCCGACGACCGCCATTGCAGTATCATCGGTGATTTTACGAGCCATCATACCCGTCCAGTATTCGCCTGCGGTCCTGAAATTCTGCAACATAGCGATCACTTTGGCCGCGCCCGCTTCTACATCAAGTGACGGATTATGTGTCGATGAATAGGCACCCACCGTTTTGCCAATGATCTGGCCGTTTAGGCATTTAAGGCGGAATCCACCCACTTTAGTGACGTACCGTGTGCTGCCGTCAAAGCTATTTAAGGCAACGATCTGAAGCTGCGTTTTAGATGTGTCGCCAAAAGTATGGACAGTTTCATTAGGGAAGCGGAAGTCAACCATTGTCTTTGCACCATTATTAGCGAATTTGACATTGACTTGCGCGTCAGTCGCGTCGATGCCTGAATCGATAACGTTACGCAGAAAGGAATTGAAGATTTCTTCATTAGAGACTGTGCGGTAATTAGTAGAAACGACTGACATTGGCATGCCGGTGCGTTCATTGATTAAAGATTTTTTACCGGGGATGACGATACCTGATGCAGTCTGAATTGCTTCTTCACGCACGTTAAACAGCGCGTTTTTATCCTGAAGTTGTGCCATCAGGTTGTTGTAGATTGCTTTTGATGAGTTAGATGAGTTAGACATTTTATTTCCTTTACGAGATTTAAGAAGTTTAGATTTAAGATTTAATTAGCAACGTGCCAGTGAGATAAACATGTCTGCACATTCGGAGACAGACATGTCATAGTAGCTATCGAGTTCTTCGTCCGATGCTTGAATGACTAAGGTAAAAGCGTTGTATGGAACTTTCATACCAATCTTTTTCATCTCGGTCAATTCTTTCATTAAGTGGCTGCGGTTCATGGTGTTTCCTTTTCGACATTTTGGTTAGGTGTGCAACTCGCACAGACCAAATATACAGCAAAAATTTTACTTGTGCGAGCTTTTGTGAACTTTTTTAAAAATATTTTCATTTATTTTTTAACAGAGCGGGCTTTGGGCTTGGTCAATCCAGATAGTTTGCGCAATTCTTCATAGTCAGAACGCATCTCCTCTAAGCGGAAAGGCATCTTCGGGTCTATATCAGCTGCCAATGCCGCATAGCGCCCAATCTTCCCTCTGATAAGCATTAGGTTCACTGCAGGGACTGTCATCCCTAGGGCTTGCGCAGTGAGCGCTTTAGTCCCATAGTGCGCGATGAGCTTCTGCAAGGCTTTAAACTCTAAACGCTTAATGGCCTCTACGTGGCGGTCAAAGGGCGAGCTCGATGTCATGATAGATGGTCCTGTAAGAAGTAACAATAAAAATATAATTATATAACGCCTCTATATTTTTTAGTCCTTGCATGGTGTATGATGAATACCCATTGTTTTTTTTTAATTCTTAAAGGTCTATATGAGCGAGGCAGAAAAAAACCCCAACGTATTCGGCGTTGGGGTTAAGACAGCAGTACTAAGGAGATTACTATGACGGCTATTTTACCACAAAACACAATAGATATTCTGCGCATTATCTTTGGCGATGATGTAAATAACGCAGTCATTGGCAGCTACAGCGACGTGCCACTCACTTATTGGAACGTAGACAGAGTCGGCACTCTATTAGAGAAGGGGTTCGCCAATCTGGCGTCTGTGAATGATAACTATACATGCGTCGGTACTTATGAGCAGAATTCACCTAGAGCCAAAAGACTAGGACATATGTGTAGAGGCATCTATTTAGTCGTCCTCGATGATATTGGCAGTAAGTATAACGCGCCTATTGGATGGGGGCCACCTTCATACAGGATTCAGACCTCTATTAGTGAGGCAGGGGTCGTGAATGAACAGTGGGGCTACTTTTTAGATAAGCCTATTAAAGATATTGCTTTTGCCAAGACTTTTCTAAGGACGGTCGTCGGCGGCAGTGGTTCGAGTGACAATATCGGAGATTTAAGTCGTTTTATCCGCCTCCCTGGGAGCAATAACAAGCCCAGCTATTCGGGGCTGCAGATAGTGCAGTACACCTCTTGGAACCCCGAATTTAGGTATAGCATAGAGACCATGCTGGGCTGGGTCGGTAAGACAGTCGATGAGATTGAGCGGCCTGAGACGGTAGCGTCAAATCCGATGACTGAGGTTGCTAATCATCCTATCGTAGAAGCTTTTAATACTGCCAATTTGTTGCTCGAGGATGCGCCAAATGATAAAGGCTGGCTCGGTGTAGTCTGCCCATGGGAGGATAAGCATTCTACGAAGACGGGGACGAAGACCGGTTTGATTATTAGAGAAGACGGCTCGTGGCACGTGCACTGCTTCCACAGCTCTTGCAAACCAGATAACACCGGAAAACTTAATAATGATGACGTCATTACACAGTTGCGAGAACTTAATGGCACTGTCGCCGAGACCCATGAGATAGACTGCGCAAACTGGGCAGCGGTGAAAAGCTTGGCCGAGATTAAAGAGAAAGACATTAGAAAGAAACCCAGCGAAGTCTTACCCATAGAGAAGCGCTATGCTTTTATCATGACAGAGAACGTGTACTGGGACATGAGTTTAAAGCTACCTCTGCGGCGCGATGCCTTGGATCACCAATGGAGTCATGTCTATACAGGTAGTAGGACACGGCCACTGATCACGAGAGTCTTGTCGCGCAATTTTAATAAGATCGTCGCGAGCGGCATCGGCTTCCACACCATAGATAGCGACATATTCGAGTACGAAGGCAACTCCTATGTTAATACGTATCGGGCGCCCACATTGGTCCCGATTGCAGGTGATGTGAGTCTGTGGACCCGCCTGATGCAGCATATATACGGGGAATACACCGATCTGGTCATCGACCACATGGCATATACAGTCCAGAAGCCCGAAGAGAAAATCCGCTGGCAGGTGCTTGTACACGGTAAGCCTAGGACAGGGAAGACCTTATCGATCCAGCCACTTAAACATATCTTTGGGAATGCTTGTAAGACTGTGGACGCGGTCGTCGATGAGAAGTTCGATGATGTCTACGTAGGCAGCAAGGTCGTCGTCTTCGAGGAGATCTGGGGTGATAGGCGAAACTATAACCACTTAAAGTCTAAGCTTGCAAATGACGGCATGGACGTGCTTAACCCCAAGAGCAAGGCAAAGATCACCCAGATGAACCGCTATGCTATGTACATGTTCTCTAACCATGAGGACGCGCTAAGTATAGATAGGGAAGGCGATAAGTTACTGGTCATTAAAGGACCTGATACGCCGCTCGAGCCAGCGTTTTACGCTCAATACGGCGCCGAGATGATCTCGGGGTACCTGTTTAATAAGGTCTATGACTTTTTACTACAGCGCGATGTGAGCTCTTTTAGTTATGGCAGACTGCCAGTCAGGACACAGGCGGCGATCGATATGGCTGCAGCCGCAGCGCCAGAGTCTGAGTCAGTGATCCAACATGCGGTCGAAAATGGCTTCGAGCCCTTTAGTCGTTGTCATTTTGAGGACATAGAGCTGCGCGAAGACTGCGAATCTTTTAAGACAATAGGTGTTGCCTACGAGACCGTACGGTTATATTTAAGCGAAAAGCGGGTCTACAGTAGAGCGACTTCTATTAAAAGTGTCTTAGCAGAACTCGGATTTGAGCTGATAAGAGGACAGAAAAAAGGATATAAGGACACGCCGGCAATCTACCTTGAGGCAAAATATGGCGTCAGTACACTCAGGTCGACTGAAATATTTGACTGGATGTGCAAATATTATCTTCTTACTGACCGCCAAATGACGCAAGACATGGCGCGCTATGTCGCAAAAACTGACTGGACTAAGGAAAATCTACTGGTTCAGATCACCAAACAGCATATAGATTGGTCAATTTTGGACTAAAAAGGCAGGTAGAAAGGGGTATATAGCAATAGAAAACAATTGCTATATACCACTAATTCTATATATATCATATATTTATAGTAGGTAGAAAGGTATATAGCTATTTAACTATTGGTATAGGGAATTATAAAGTATATATTTACTGCATTAGTAGGGGGAGTGAAAATTAGGTTTATTGCTACCTGCGGTTCTACCTTTTACTAGGTAGAAAGGTAGTTTAGGTAGAAAGCTATTTTAGGATCATATGCGCAAAGAGAGCACTGAGCAGATAATTTTGGTCAATAGGGTTAGGCAGTTCTATCCCGATGTTTTGATCTTCGCAATTCCAAATGGTGGGCAGAGATCTATCACAGAAGCTGTGCGCCTTAAAGCGGAAGGTGTATTGGCAGGTGTGCCTGACCTGTTTTTGGCAAGAGCGGGCGAGAGCTCGCATGGACTATTTATCGAGATGAAAAGAGCGAGAGGTGGCATAGACGGCAAGAGAGGGGGCGG